CTCGGATGATTTCAAATGTTACGCCCGCAGGTAAGCAAACAGTCAACTGCATCACAGTCGAAGGCGGGATGTATCTCGCAGGAAAGCAACTTATCCCAACTCACAACTCACCTCTTGGGGCTGCCATTGCACTTTATCTGCTGATTGTGGACAACGAGCCTGGTGCAGAGTTGATTTCTGTGGCAGCAGATCGAGATCAGGCACGGGCAATATTTGACACGGCTCGTTTTATGGTAAAGCAAAACGCCGCACTGGATGAGTTGGTTAGTGCTTATCGCAATGCGATTGTTGCTAAGCAGGGGGCTTCGGTTTACAAAGTTGTTTCATCGGATGCTGGCACTAAGCATGGCGGCAACTTACACGCCGCGCTTTTTGATGAGTTACATGCGCAGAAAAACCGAGACCTTTACGATGTTGTCCAGACCAGTTTTGGCGCACGCCGCCAACCGCTGTTGATTTCTTTCAGCACGGCAGGTTATGACCGTGAATCAATCTGTTATGAGATTTATTCGATGGCAAAGCAAGTGGCTGATGGCATAGTCCAACGAGACTGGTTTTACCCTGTTATCTACGAAGCATCGCCAGAAGATGATTGGACGAGCGAAGAAACATGGAAGAAAGCCAATCCGAGCCTGGGGCACTCAATCAAGATTGATTATTTGCGGAAGAATTATGAGAAGGCTCTTTCAAGTCCGCAATTTCAAAACACTTTCAAGCGTTTGTATCTCAACATGTGGACTTCGCAGGAAACTCGCTGGCTTGATATGCAGACGTGGGACAAGTGCGGTGAGCAGCCAATTGATATGAGACTACTTGAAGGCGCAGAATGTTATGGCGGTCTTGACCTTGCGACAGTATCTGACATTGCGGCTTTTGTACTGGATTTCCCGAATGAAAGCGGTGAAGAGGAATTGCACACCTGGCTTCCGACCTTGTTCTGTCCAGAGTCAAAGTTGACCGACCCAGGTTTCATTGACCGCGACATTTACAGGGCTTGGGCTGACCAGGGTTATTTGATTGCAACACCTGGGAATGTGATTGATTACGAGTACATCATTGCAGAAATCGAGCGTTTGGGCGAACTTTACAACATCAAAGAGATAGCTTTTGACCGTTGGGGCGCAGCGCAGATTTCACAGACATTAACTAATATGGGCTTTACGCTGGTTGGATTTGGTCAGGGCTATGTGAGCATGTCACCGCCAACAAAAGAGGTTGAACGGCTGATATTACAAGGCAGGGTGAGACACGGAAACCACCCTGTAATGCGTTGGATGGCGGATAACGTTATGGTTACGACTGACCCTGCTGGGAATATCAAGCCAGACAAGAAGAAAAGCAGGCAGAAGATTGACGGCGTGGTTGCGGCAATCATGGCAACTGATAGGGCAATTAGAAATTCTGTAGGGCGTAAAGATTCCGTGTATGAACGGCGTGGATTGGTGGTGTTATGAGCCTGTTCGGATGGTTTGCAGAATTGAGACCAGTTATTGTCAACACAAAGTTTGGCAAGGATTTCAGGGGCGTTGTTTGGAAGAAAACAAACGACTGCATCGTTCTGAAAAACGCAGAGTGGTTGTCGCCTGATGGGGCGAAAAAACTGGATGGTGAAACAATCATCTTCATCAAAGAAATCGAATTTATACAGGCGGTCTCATGACAACGATTATTTCAGAAACTAACCTAATAACGATGCCACCGAATTGGTGGACAAACGCAAACAACATCACGCTTTCATCGGTGCGATCCGATTACAACTTCGATTATTTGGCGATGTACAGGAATCACATGAACGTGAGGATTTGCGTTGATTTCCTGGCTCGCAATATCGCTCATTTGGGCTTGCACGTTTACACGCGAAAAGAAGATAACGACAGAGAGCGGGTGCGAGACCACAGGGCGGTACAAGTTCTGAAACAACCGCTCCCGACAAAATACAAAGTTACGCAATACCAACTAGTCGAGTCAGCAGTTGCTGACATGCTAATCAGCGGTAATGGGTATCTTCTCAAACACAGAAATTCAGACGGTGAAATAACCGCACTTCAGCGCGTGCCTTATATGCTTATGAGTGTCAAGGGTGAGTTAGTTCCTACGAAATACAAAATTGGCTACATCGAGAAAGAGTACAAACCAGAAGATATTATCCATTTTCGTTTTTATAACCCTGAGAACTCCACCATAGGCGTATCACCGCTTGAAGGTTTGCGTGAAGTTCTGGCTGAAGAATGGGAAAAGTCAAAGTACAGTTCTGGTTTCTGGCGAAACGCCGCTCGTATTTCGGGCGTGATTGAAAGACCGCTTGAAGCGAAGGAAATGAGCGAGGCAGCAGCACGCAACTTCCGCCAGCAATGGCAGGAAATGTATGCAGGTGAAGACAACAGCGGCAAGACTGCTTTGTTGGAAGAGGGCATGGTTTTCAAACCGATTTCATTTAGTCCGAAAGAAACAGAATACATTGAGAGCAGGAAACTCAATCGTGAAGAATGTGCCAGGGCGTTCCATATTCCCCCACCGATGGTCGGAATCTTAGACCGCTCGACATTTTCTAACATCACTGAACTCCATAAGAGTTTGTATATGGATGTGCTCAGTCCGATGTGCGCGAGGCTTGAAGACGATTTGGATTTGCAATATTTGAGTGAGTTCGAAGATTTGAAAAACGCATACACCGAGTTTAATATTGACGAAAAACTGCAGTCTGATTTCAGTATGCAGCTTGAGTCGCTACGGCAGTCTGTAGGCGTTCCTTACATGACACCAAACGAAGGTCGTGCGATTCTGAACCTTCCACGTTTGAAGAACCCCCTGGCTGACACCCTAGTTACCCCTCTCAATATGGCAACCCCTGAAATGGTTATGCGACAACAACAGAACAAAGACGAAACGCCAAAGATAGAGACTAAGGCATCGGCTGAGTCAATCTTGCCAGAATATCCCGACCTGGACAAAGACTTTGGTGAGAAATGGCACAAGTTGATGGTGAACGTTTTTACACGCCAGAGAGACGCTGTTCTGCCAAAATCAAAGATGGACAAGCTGGATGTGCTTTGGGACAAAGAACGCTGGGACAAGGAAGTCGCTGAGGACTTTTTGAAACTCACAGAAGAAACTGCCTGGGCTTATGCTGATGCTTTCGCTGGACAATTGGGGGCGCAGTACAAGCGGGAATGGATGGAAAAGTGGTTGCAAGAGAACGCCAGAATCGCCGCCGAATACATCAATAAAAGCACTTATGAGGATTTGGCAGAGGCTTTACAGGCTGAGAAGCCACAGGACGCTATCAAAGAAGTGTTTGCGGCAGCCTTAGCAGTAAGAGCGGCACAGCTTGCTGAAGACCGCCGTGCGATGGTAGAGAGTTATGTTGAAGCCAAAATCGCTGATGCGGTTGATTCGGTTGTCGGGAAGATTTGGACTGTAAGAAGTGATAATCCCCGCCCAGAACACGAGAAGATGAATGGCGAGTTTATTGAGAAAAGGGAAGTGTTTTCAAACGGACTACAGTACCCACGAAGTTACAAGGGTAGTGCTAAAGACAATGCCAACTGTAAATGTAAGGTGACATGGGTAAGAAAACCTGTAGACACCACGCCTTTGAGGTGAAAGGAATAATTATGAAAATGGAAAAGAAATCATTTGAAACTGAACTTGAGTTCAAAGAGAACGCCGATGAGACTGGTCAATTCAAGGCCGTGTTTAGCTGGTTTGATGTAATTGACAAGCATGGCGATGTGACGTTGCCAGGGGCGTTTGAAGACGGGGCGAAAGTCAAAATCGCTTCCTGGGGGCATCGGTGGGAAAACCTGCCTGTTGGTCGCGGTGAAGTCCACCAGGACGAAGAGAAAGCCTGGGTGGATGGGAAGTTCTTTATGGACACCGAGGCAGGGCTTGAAACCTACAAAACTGTGAAAAATCTTGGTGAGTTACAAGAGTGGTCTTATGGATTCGAGACGCTTGACTCGGAAGAAGACAAGAAGGACGGGCAGAAAGTAAGAGTGCTGAAGAAACTCAAGACATTCGAAATCTCGCCTGTATTTATCGGTGCTGGAAACAACACCCAAACTTTAGCCATTAAGAGCGAGGGCGAAGAGCCTGAGCCAGAAGTGGAATCAGAAGTCAAAACTGAATCAGAGACCGTAGAAGAAATCGGGAATGAGAGCGGCGTTGACCCAGCTGATGTGAAATTCTTATTAGACATAATTGCTTTGGAGGCAAAAAATGAATAACGAAAAATTTATGAATCTCTTGGGCGATGCCCGTGAGATTGTTGAAAAGGCTCTCTTCGAGGGTCGCCCCATGACAGAGGACGAACGCAATAAGTCCATGAACATGGTGGAGGAAGCGAAGCAAGGTCTCGATGATGTTGCTTTGGAACGCAAGATCGCCGAACTTCAGGCTGCCGCCGCAAAGGGCAAAGAAGAAGAAACCCAAGAGGAAGTAAAAGGCAGTATGGGTGAACGCTTTGCTCAGAATAAAGCGTACAAAGCCTGGATGAAACAGGTTGCTCCCAACGGTCACATTCCTGAGAGTGCGAAGGGCTTGAACTCCCCCGCTTTCCAGGTCGACATGCCGTTTGAGAAGAAAGCCGTTCTTACTGGCGCATCTGCCACTTCAGGTGGCGCATTTGTCCAGAACGACGACACTGGTATTTACGTTCCTATGGGGCGCAAACCGCTGAAGTTGCGCGACCTGATCAGTGTCCGCAGCACCAATAGTGACACGGTGGAATTTGTGCAGCAAACCGCTAAAGTAACCCAGGCTGCTGGCGTCGCCGAAGCAACTTCCGCTGCCATGCCAACGGTCACCCAGGCTACAGGCGCAATAGTTCTTAATCCTGGCGGCGGTTACAAGCCTGAAGGCACAATGACTTTCGTGAAAGTTTCCACGCCCGTGGAAACCGTTGCAGTGTGGATTCCTGTAACCAAACGCGCTCTGGCTGACGCAGCTCAATTGCGCGGAATTATTGACCAGGAATTGCGCGACTCTCTCATGGATGAGATCGAGAACAACATCCTGTTCGGACAGGCTACCCCCGACTTTGTTGGTGTAGCTGAGACTACGGGCATTCTCACCCAATCCTACGATACCAGTATTTTGACAACCGCTCGCAAAGCCATTACCAATTTGGCTACGAATGGTCTGGAAGCCAGTCCTACCGCGTTTGTGGTTGCACCCGCTGATTGGGAAGCCGTCGAGTTGGCTCTCTTCGCCGCCGCACCGTACCTGCCTTATCAGCAGTCCATGTGGCGTATTCCTGTGGTTGAGTCACAGTACCTCACTGCTGGTACTGCTTATTTAGGCAACTGGAAACAGGCGGTTATGTGGGATCGCCAGCAGGTCACTATCAGCGTAAGCGATAGCCATGCTGATTTCTTCATCCGTAACCTGGTTGCAGTGCTTGCTGAGGCTCGTGCAGCTTTCGGCGTGCTGAAACCAAAGTCCTTTGTTGAGATCGCTACCGCCGCAAGCGGCAGCCCATCTTAGTTTTAGTTGATTGATGAGGGCAGGGGCGATTTAGCCCCTGCCTTGAGAGGAAGTATTTTATGGTTGAAAAAGACGTAATGGTAATTGTCCCGATTGGCGAGTACGAAGGCATCAAAATGTGGCGGTCTGAAGCTATCAAGCAAGGGCTGAAATACAAGGTGATCGGCAAAGAGTACGCTGCCGAGATCGAGGACAAAATGGTTGAGCCTGTGGAAGATAAGGCTCTGCCGAAAAAGACCACAAGACGGAAAACTACGAAGAAGTAGGTGAAGAATGGGATTTTGCTCAATTGACGACATCAACACCTTTTTAGGCACAACAATATTACCAGATGATGCGCAAGCACTTCTGGCGATTGATGAGGCAACCGCAGTAATTCAAAATTATTGCAATCAGAAAATTGAGCAAGTCTCAGACGATACTATCCAGCTTGACGGCACTGGATCAACCAAGTTGTTTTTGCCTGAAATCCCTGTCAGTTCGATTACAAGCGTTACAGTCGATGATGTTCTGTTAGACCCGACTTACTATGCTTTGGCTGAAAACGGGGTGCTCTGGCGCAAGTATGGCGTGTGGACAGTTGGTGCTCGAAACATCAGTATCACTTACACCCACGGCTATGCCAGTATTCCTGAAGATGTCAAGGGTGTTTGTTACCGATCGGCCGCACGGTTATACCAGGCGCAACTGAAAGCGAGACGACAGGATTTTGTGTCAGGGTTGCAGTCGGTGAGTGTCGGGGACTGGTCTGAAACCTACGAAAACGCAGGTGGATCATCGGGCGAGTCTGACAAAGGCGTATCTGCCGCACGGACTTTATTGATGAGTGAGAAGGATATTCTCAACCGCTATCGCTATAAGAGGATTTGATGGCTAAGTTTCCGCACACAATGACCTGGTACGCAAAAACTACCACCGCAAACGTGTTTACACGCAGGGTGGTGACAGAGGTGATGTGGCAAGCCCAAAAGGTCGTAAACACCAAAAAATCAGGTTTGCTTGATTCGGACAAAGCGATTGTCTATGTGCCGTTTGTTACATCGGATGGCACAGACCGCTCAGCGGAATTGACTTTCAAGATTGGCGATTACTTAGTGCCAGGGGAAGTAAGCGAGACGATGACAAGTAGCGCATACACGCCTACCAAATTGCTTGCTGCTTACCCACGCACAATTCAAGTCAGGTCTGTGGACTGGAAAGACTACGGCGTGTTACAGCACGTCCAGATTGGCGGTAAGTAATGGATAACGTCTATGTTACCCAACCCCAGGACAGAATCATCAAGACGCGGAACGGCGATATGTTGGTCAAATGGAATCCTAATTTTGCAATGCAGCGAAACACCCGCTATAACCGCGCTCAAAGGTTTGTAGATTCAAGAGTGCTTTATTACTCTGAGAACTATATCCCTGTTGACACAGGCGAACTGCTTTTATCGGGACGTAGGGAAACAAAGATTGGATCGGGCATGGTTATATGGAAAGCCAGGGGGCGGCCTTACACGAGACCACAATACTACGGATGGCGCAGGGCGCACAAAAGCAACTTGCCAAAAATCCATCACGGGAATTACTGGTTCAGGAAAGTCAAAGCCCAGCATGGCAAACAGATTGTTAACACGGCTAAGGACATGGCAGGTGGAGGAAGTAGATAATGACAGAAGTCCCAAGCGAAGAAGAAGGCACGACCATCATTCAGGCATTGCAGGATTACATTGCAGATTGCGAGCTTTTGTCTGAAATGGGGCTGACCCCGCTTGTCAACTGGTTAGAACAAACGCCAGACAGTTACGGGATTTTTCCTTTACCTGGCGATAAACAAATATACAGTTACCCAGCAAAAGGGGGAATGTACGAGTTCCCGTTTGCGCTTCAGGTCAATTCTTCAAATGCTGACGATCTGGCGAGATTGCAGACACAAGGCTTTTTTGAGAAGTTTGGGAAATGGCTTGATGAGCAAAACGAAGCGGAAAACTATCCTACGTTGAGCAGTGGTGAAACTGTTTATGAAATTGAAGCTCTTGGTCAGGGTTACTTGCTCGACCAGGGGGATTCTGATGTAAGCACCTACGAAGTGCCTTGCAGACTTACTTACGAAAGGATTTAACAACATGGCAATC